TAGCTGACCGCTGCCCCCGCGGCCTTCGCTCCGTCACCGACGTCCTTCTTGAACTGCGACATGTCGCCGCGGACGTCCACCCACACTGTTCCGGCCTGCGCCATGCGGTCACCTCTTCGCGAAGAAGGCCCGGATCTCGTCCGGCGTTGCCGGAGTGAGACCGTCAGGCGGGAATGCAGCCACCGAACGGGCCGGCGGCGGCGCAGGAACAGGAGGAGGGGCAGCGACAGCAGCGGCGGGGAGTTCCCGCCGCGCCCGTCGCTCGTCGGCGATCAACAGGAAGGCCTCGAAGAGGCCGGGGTCCCGGTCGCCGAGGAGGGCTAGTCCGTTGAGGTCTTGGCCTTCGTCGAGCGCCGCCCGGATGAGCCGGACGACTTGCGAGTCGGGCCCGAGGTAGGGCGGTCGTCATCCGCCACCCCGATCTGCAGTCGGTCGACGGTGGCGAGCCACTCGTCGAACGGCCGATCCTCGCCCTCGCGCAGCTTCAGGAAGGTCCACGCGGCGGTGTGCATCCAGTCCTCGCGGTCGAACGTGGCGACCTTCGAGAACTGCTCGTTGAACTCGGCTTCGATGGCACGAGTCGCCGAGGGGATCACACGGATCCCCTCGACGCGCGTGCCGTCGGCGTACTCGACCGCGAGTCGCAGGGTCGAGTAGTCGATGGTCCTGGGGGTGTCGGGCATCAGGCCGAGGTGACCGGGTTGACGTACTCGCTGTCGGTGAACATCGACCACGGCTTCGTGCCCGAGCCGGCAGCCATGGACCCGAGGGTGACGGCGAGGCCGGCAGCACCGGACTTCGTCAGCGTCGAGGACGACGCACCCTGCTGCATGACTCGACGCATCACGATGCGCCACTTGGTCTCACCGTCGACGGCGTCGGCGACGACGACGCGCTCGTCGATCACGCCCGGCTCGGCCGGGTCGAACCGCCACCCGCTCGCGGTGGTCGACCACGTGCCGCCTCCGAAGGCGAGGGGGATCGTGTCGGCGTCCCACTGGCCGAGGGTGAAGGCCAGCGTGGTCTCGATGCCGGCGAGGACGTACCTCACCGGTTCGAACGACTGGTGCATGTTGATCGGCGTCACCGACGGAGTGCGGGTGAACACGGCACCGTCCTCGGTGGTGTAGCCGACTCGCGTGAACGCAGCGTTGAGAGCCGAGTCCACATCGGTCGGGATCGGCGTCCCGACGGGTGCGGTGTAGATCTCGAATCCTGCTGCGATGAGGATCGCTTCCGGGGTTTCGACTGCCATTTTGGGGCCTCCTTGAACGGCAAAGCCCCGCCGGGCTTCGGCGGGACTGATGGTTTTCACGCTCCGACCGGAGGCCGGCGGGTGATCTAGCTGGAAGTCAGGTCGGGCGCCGGATGCGCCATCACCACCGCGTCGAAGCGGCCGCGAGCCTTCGTCTGCTCGTCAGGGTCGAACCCTTCGGTGATTCCGCCTGCTTCCACAGACGTCACGACACCGGAGACACCGGTGAAGTGATAGATGCCGGAGAAGCGCTGGACGAGCGCTGCACGGCAGGTTTCGGTGACTTCGAACGCCACGGCGGCGGTGTCTGCCCAGGCGTCGACCTGGAACAGTGGGGCGTCGAGCCAGTGGGCGAACCGTGTGCCCGCGGTGCCGCCGATGCGGCGCACCCGCACAAGCGGGAACGTCTTGCTGTTCGGCAGGATCGTGTAGACCCGGTCGTCGACGAGGTCCGACACTTCGTCCTGGGCACGCAGGAACGCCGAGGTGAGCGCTGCGGTATTCGGCAACAGGACGAGACTCATCGGGGTTCGAACTTCCCGTGCTCGGCGGCGGCACGACGGATCGGCGCCTGCGGCGCGTTGTTGATTGACCCGAACTCGATGATGTGCGCGGCGACGTCGTGGGCATCGACGCCGACGCCTCGGTCGTCGTCGAACGTCTGGACCTCTTCGGCGTAGTGCCCGGTGTCCGGGTTCACGTTGTGGCGTGCGTCGATCGCCATGTGCTCGGCGACCTTGAGTCGATCGTCGTGCGTGGCGTGATCGAGGACGACGTCAAGGTTCGCTGCGGGCACGAAGCGGCTCACGTCACCCTCCGCACCGTGGCCTGCACGTGGGAGAACTGCTGAGCCCGCGGGTTCCACTTGCGCTCCGGCGGCCCGACCAGTTCGTACTCGTCGTTCTGGTCGTCGATGAAGCGATCCCAGCCAGTGACGGCGGTCCCTGACGGCAGATAGAGGCTCCATGCCCCGATCTGCCAGTTGTCGGGGTCGCCGGCCTCGTCGCGACGCTGCTGCTGCAGCTCGTAGCGCACCGTGGTCTCCACCTCGGTCGGTTCGACGTTGCCGTACACGTCCGTCGCGTCGCCGTCGGCGACCGTGACGATCTTGCCGAGGCGGGTCATCAGGTGCTCGGGCGTCCTCACGGTCCGATGCCGATCGTCCGGACCCGCTGGGTGTACCGGTCAAGGACTGCCCGTTCCGGCAGCAATAGGCCGAGCGCACCGGATGAGGCCGCGGCACCGGCCGAGTAGCTCCAGTCGCCGAGCTGTTCGCGTGCGGCGCCCGTGTCCTGTGGGGCGGTCCCGTAGGCCCTGCCCGCGACCTGGCAGACGACGGCGACAATATCGTCGGGGATGGCGTCGAACCCGTGGTCGTAGGTGACGTTGACGGTGCGGATCGGGCTCGTCCACGGCTCGAAGCTGAACGAGTCGAGGTTCACCGTGACGTGCACGGTGTCGATGCCGTCGAAGGTGAACAGGAGCTGGTTGTCGTTCAGGTCCGTGACGGCGTCGACGTCGTGAACGGGGAGCTGCCCGAGCCGAACCTTCCGGTCCGACGGCACCCGCACTTGGGCGGTGGTCGTCGCCCGCACGAACTGCTGGCCCGTGTACGAGATGACGGCGGCGGACGCATCGGCGAGCAGCGCGAGTGCGCGCTCGCTCTCGACGGTGATGCCCATGCGGCGAGTGAGATCATCCGGGGTGGCGAGCCTCGTCGTCATCGTTCACCTCCTGCGAGCAGTCGAGAGTTGGCCTGCTGATCAGGGTTCGTCGGGTCGCCGGCGTGCGGGTGCCACAGGTGGACCGCGGGCCCGTCGACACGGAGCACCGGGCCGAGCGCTGCGCCGGCCGCGTCGGCGAACGCGAAGTCCTCACAGCCCCAGTCGACGTACCGCTCGTCCATGCCGCCAGCCGCCCACCAGCACTCCGGCGTGATGGCGAGCACCCCGCCGACCGAGAAGTCGACGAGCTCGTCGATGGGCTCGAGCGCGAACGGGTCGGCGCCGCCGAACGCCTCGACCGTGCGCGCCTTCGACAGCGGCCGGTACCGGTTGAACCCGATGACCAGCCGGTCCGACGACAGGGCGAGCTCGGCCGCCTCGAGGTACGCAGCGGCGGGCAGGACCATGTCGGCGTCGTGGAGGATGACGACGTCGGCGTCAGCGCAGCGGACGGCGAGGTTGCGGGACCCTGCCCGGGAGAAGATGTCGGCGCCGTTGTCGTACGGGACCGGGTCGAGGCCGGCGCCGCGCAGGTGGATCTGGACGTACGCGAACGCCTGCTCGCGCCACGGGTCACCGGCCCGCCACGGGATCCCGACGTGCACCCTCACAGCCGGTCCAGCCACGAGATGAACGACTCGAACCCTGCCCGGTAGGACCGTTGTGGACCGGGCCCGTACAGGGCGTCGTAGCGGGCGTTCGAGCAGTCCCGAGCGAGCACCCCGGTCGGCTCCGCCGGGTTCGTCACGATGTCGGCGTCAGCCCCGACGATGTCCAGGCAGAGCTCGGCGATCTCCCGGCACGTGACCGGGCCCGCGGCCCCCACGTTCACCGGGCCGTCGTAGCGGCCTGCGGTCGCGATCGTGATGATCCGATCGACCGCGTCGTCCACGTGCAGGTACGAGCGGAGCTGCGACCCGTCGCCCCACAGCTCGAGCGTGCCGGACGACCGTGCGGCGAGCGCCTTCGTCGCCACCGCGGCGGGGAACTTCATGCGCCGTCCCTCGTGCTCCTGCAGCGGCCCGAACACCGTGTGCAGGACACCGACCCGGGCGCCGGGCACCTTGCCCATGATCCGCAGCCCGTGGAGCTTCTCCGCCCCGTACAGGGCGTCGGGCGTGCCGTGACCGATCAGGTCCTCGGAGAGCGCCGGCGCTTCCCCCGGGGTCTGCTGCAGCTCGACCGGGTACGCGCACGCCGACGACGCGTAGAACGTGGTCGGTGTCTCGTGCGCTTCGACGGCCTGGGCGACGTTGAGGGTGATCTGACCGTTGACGAGCGAGGCGCCCAGATCGGCGTTGCTGTGGAAGTAGCCGACGCCGCCCATGTCGGCCGCCAGATGGAACACGAGCTCGGCGCCGACGATCGCGCGGACCGTCTCGGCGAGCGACGTCAGGTCGGCTCGGCGGCACATCACGTCAGGCCGACGCCACGACGGAAACACGGTGTCGACCGCGGTCACGTGCGCGCCGAGCGCGTACAACCGGTTGCACAGGTTCGCTCCGATGAAGCCGCCGCCGCCGAGCACGACGACATGCCGGCCGGTCACCTGCTGATCGAGAACCACAGGTCCCTCCGGGAGTCGTAGAGCTCCGAGTCGGTGTCGATGGCCCGCATCGTCTTGCGGGCCGTCGCGTCGACCTCACCCTTCGGTGACCAGGCGTTCAGGTGCTCGACCACAGAGTCGAAGCACGGACGGAACCTGGCTCGCATCTTGGCGGTGCCGATGAACTCGGTGTCGGTGTATTGGTGGTCGTACCCGTCGAACAGGAACGAGCCGGGGCCCTGGTCGACGACGCCGCCGACGTCGTCGAGGTAGCGGCGGTCGACGAGGCAGTGGGTGGCATGCAGTCCCGCGGTCACGTACGGGTTCAGCAGGTCGTTCGTGCCGACCACCTGCACCCAGCCGTCCATGAGGGCCAGCGCGGCGGTGTCCCACCCGGGATGGAAGTTCAGGTCGTCGGCGCCGGCGAACACGTACTCGGCCGGAGTGGCCCGGTACGCCGTCGTGATCGCTCCCGAGTAGTTGGGTCGGCCCTCGTTCACGACGACGTCGACGTCGAGCTCCGCGGCGGCCGCGATCGACGCCACGTCCTCGGCCTCGACCGCGAACACGACCCGGTGATCGGTCTCGGTGTTCTCGGTGATGTTGGCCGCCACCCGGGCGAGCCGGTCGGCACGCCCGAAGGTGGGGATGAGGACGGCGATCACGCACAGGCCTCCACGTAGTCGGCGAACCGGTCGAGGTCCGTAGCGGTGTCCAGTTCGGCGGCCCTGGCGAGCGCCGCAGCGGACCGGCGGGCGTACTCGTCGGGGTCGTCGAGTGAACGGATGGCGCCGACCCAGCCGGCGAGGTCGTTCCGGTCGACGAAGATCCCAGCAGCGCCGAGCGACTCGACCAGGCCAGGTGTCGGGTGTGCGATGACGGGGATCCCCGAGCAGAGCGCTTCAACGCCAGTGCGTCCCCATGTCTCCACCTTGGACGGCATCAGCAGCACCCGGGTGCGGCTGTAGACGTCTGCTGCCATGTCGGTGGTTGTCGGGACCATCTCGACATTCGGGTCGGCCGGTATGCGTTGGCGGCCGTAGCCGCCGCGCACGCCGAGGAACTTCCGTTCCGGCATGGCTGCGACGATCTGGCGAAACAGGTCGCCACCCTTCTCTCGCGAGAGGTTGATGAGCGTGACGTGGTCGCCGGCGGTGGTCCGGTAGATGGCGGGGTCGACGTGCGGGCGGACCACGATGCCGTTACGGCCAGCCCGGGATGACTCGCTGTTCCACACGACCGGCCCCTCGCTGTCGTCCACCTGGTCCGGGGTTCCGTGCACCATCAGGACGTGCGGGATGTCACGCTTGATGCAGAGCTGTCGGACGCCGGAGGTGGTGTCGCCGTGGTGTGAGACGACGGCGTCGTAGCCGGCGACTGAGCGGTCCCATCGGCCGAGCACCCGCACGTCACCGTGCGTGTAGTCCGCTGGGGCGAACACGGTGCGGACGTGAACTTCATGGCCCCGTTCGGCGAGGCGTTGAAGGCACTCGTGGGTGGAGAGCCACGCCCCGACCCGCGACGACGGCGGGTAGAGGGGCGTGACTCCCAGCACCTTCACGTCGATCAGCTCGAGGTGACCGGCGTGTTGTTGGTGTTCGTCAGCTTCGTGAAGGCGTCCACGTCGTTGACGAGGAACCCGTACTCCGCCTCAGCCAGGATGGCGACGAGGTTGTTCTCGAACAGCGACACCAGCGACCCGTTGATGGTCACCGGGGCCTCGGTCGAGATCCGGTAGCTGATGCCGCCGACGGCACCCCACGCTGCTTGGGTCCAGTCGCCGCCGAAGCCGACGACGCTGGTCAGGTTGGCGGAGGCGACGCCCTCACCCATGAACGACTGGCGGCCGAGCAGCCGGCCGGCCGAGGAGATCGCGGGGGCGTTCTCGTCGACGGGCAGGTCGGTCCAGATGGGGCGGCCGGTCGTGTCGACCGAACCCCACAGGAGCGGCTCCACGACGGAGTCGAGCGCCCAGCCGTTCAGCTGGTAGCGGCGGCCGGTGGCGTCGGTGTCGGACACGATGTCGGACATCGCCTCCTTCAGGTCGACGAAGATGCCGCCGTTCGCCTGCGAGGTGCCGCCGAGCTCCTGCACTTTCGTGGTCTGACCGATGTAGGTGGAGAAGGGGCCGTCGCCGGCCGCACCACCAGGGCCCTCGTCGTGCAGGGCTGCACGGTCGAAGGCGACGGCGAACGCCTCGGCGAGTCCGTCGCGCATCCGGTCGATGAACTGGGCCGGGTTGAGACGGATGACCTCAGCGGAGTCCACCATGATCGCCGCGATCTTCTTCGGCGTGATGGACTTCGGGGTGATCGAGCCGGCGGTGGCGGGCTTCTGCTCACCCTCACCGACCCACGCCGCCTGGGGGCGGGTGGTGATCACGGGGATCCGGGTGCCGGACGGGCCAAGCGGGACCCGGCGAACGAGCTGCTGCACGACGCTGTTGCGGGCGCCTCGCTCGAAGATGTAGTCGGCCTGGACCGGGTCGATGAACCCGGACAGGTCGCTGGTCTTGGTGGGGGCGGTGATCGCCATGGTCGGTCCTCCTTGGACGCGACGGAGCCGCCCGTGAAGGCGGCTCCGGTCAGATGTGGGTTGGCTTGGGAGTTGGGCTCAGCTGATGCCGAGCTTCTGCTTCAGGTCCCGCTCCAGCTGTGTGCTGTTCAGTCCGGGGACCTGATTGCCACCGCGTGCGCCCTGGCCGAGGTCCAGCGGTGAAGCCGGCTCCCGTTCGGGTGCGATCCGATCCACGAACGCCGCCACGGCGTCACGGTCCGGTGTGCCATCCTCACCGACGAACTTGGCGAGGTTGATCCCGTCGATCACTTCGTCGACATCCAGGCCACGACCGGCGGCCGCGACTCGGAAGGCATCGGCGACACGTTCGGCCCCGAGCTCGCCGAGCACTTCACTGCGAGCAGCTTCTCGAGCCTCACGCACAGCACGTTCCTGATCGGACTCGTACTGCTTGCGGAGACCCTCGAGCTCCTTCGCAGCTCCAGCGTTCGTCTTCGCTCGCTCCTCCCACTTCCGAGCCTTCTGCAGCTCGGAACGGAGGCGGGCAACCTCGGCGACCGGATCGTCGTCGCCCTGTGCAGGGGCCGGAACGTCGGATGCGTCGGCGGGATCGTTCGGCGTCGGCTCCTGTGCAGGATCCGGCTGGGTGTTACTCACGGTGGGTTCCTCCCGTGCGGGTGGTTGGTTGTGCCCCGTGCGGGGCGGGATCTCAGACCCGGATGCCGGGAACGTCCTCGGCGACAGTTGCCAGGTGACGTGCGTTGATCACCTGGCCGGGGTCGGTGTCGCCGTAGATCGGCACGACGATGCAGTCGCAGTGGTCGTGGCCGAACGAGGCCGAGTCGTTCGAGCGGTACCGCTGCGATGCGGCGGTGGAGCAGAACGTGCAGCTGTTGCCGGTGAGCACTCGGCGCCAACCGACGACGCCGGTGCCAGAAGTGAGGTTCGCGACCTCGCGGGACGTGCCGGTGACGAGGTCGGCGGCCATGGACTCGGCTCGCCGGCCGCCGGCGGCGAGTGCCTCGGTCCACTCGTTGCCTTCTCGGAGGGCGTGCCAGTACGCGTGGAACGGTGCGTCGGTCGCCGGCACGGTGCTCACCGCGGGCACCACAGCGGGTCGATCAGCGAGGAGTGCGTAGTAGCCGGCTGACGTGTTCGCCGTTGCCGTACGTGCCGCCACGAACAGGTCCGAGGTGGCGTCGGTGAATCGAGCGATGTCGACCCGGTCCCATGTGCCGAGCTGCTCCCAAGCCCGTAGCGATGCTGCCGTGGTGCGGTCGGTGATCGACGCAAGGCGCCGCTGAAACCGTTCCGTGACCGTGACGGCCTGGGACTCAGAGAGTGGCACCGGTGTCGGCCTGATCGACATCGCCGACGAGCAGGCTCTGCGCTGCGAGCTCGCCGCGCATCCGGGCGATCTCCTGCGGCGACTTCTGCAGCACGTCCCGAGCGATCGTCTCCAGGCTGATGCCGGCGGCGTGGTACTTGGCGACGGCGTCGGCCTTCTGCTCGAGGCTGTAGCGCACCGTCGGCGCCCAGATGACCTCCATGTCGCCCCGCGACGCCCGCTGTGCGTCGCCGGCGTACGCGAAGGCGAGCGCCATGACCTGCTCGTAGGACTCGGCCTGCTGACGGTTCCGGTCAGCGACCTTGAACGCCCGGGCCTCACGCTTCAGCTGCGCGCCCTCGGCGGAGCCGCCGTTGTCGTCGGGGAACAGGTACTGGATCGGGGTCTGCGTCGCGCCGCAGATGCTGACGACGTCCTGTTTCTCGGCCTGCAGGATCGGGCCGAGGTCGATGATGCCCGACTCCCAGATCTCAGCCGTCTGCGGCAGCTGCCAGAGCTCGCCGGGCCCGTTCATGAAGTTGCCCGAGTAGTCGATCTCCTCTCCGGAGATCGGATCCACGTTCGGGAGGCCCTTGATGCCGCGCTGACGGAACGCCTGCATCGTCATCGCTTCGAGCCGGTTCAGCACCGTGAACGTCACCCGGTCGAGCGCAGCAAGGTGTGCCTCGAACTCGCCCTCGGGGGTGCCGTTGATGCCGGCCAGGTTGAGGAACTCGACGACCGGTACCTGTGGCACCGGGAGCTTCTCGGGTGAGCCGTCGAGCGTCCAGCCGCTCATGGAGACGTCCTCGACCCAGGAGCCGGTGTCGCCTGATGCCCGCTTTCGAGAGGCCTTGACCATCCATCCGGGCTGGGGGAAGAACACTGCCCGGTCGAACCCTGCGTCCTTGTCGACGTACAGCTTGAGCGCAGCGGTCGCCTTCCGTCGGCGCTGCGGGTCGTGACGGACGATGACCTCTCGAGGGTCCTCCGCCGTGATGAGTGGGGCGCCGGTCTCCGGGTCGACGGGCCCGACCATCATCGCCGCTCGCCCCATTGACAACGTCGCCCGGTCGACGAGCATGTGGTCGGCGTCGAGGCTGTTCGCCTGCCAGATCCGCCACGCCTCAGCGTCGCCACCCTCGTCGCCGGCGGCGCCAGTGCGGAACCCG